GTTCGGCTGGAAGAAGACGGACGGGCATCGGCGGTTCCGCACGGCGTACATCGAGACGGGGAAGGGCAGCGGCAAGACGCCGCTTGGTGCCGGCATCGCGTTGTACTGCCTCGTGGCCGATGGGCAGTTGTACCCCGAGGTGTACTCCGCGGCGGTGTCACAGAAACAGGCGCGCATCACATGGGTGGACGCGGCGCGGATGGTCGCGCACTCGCCGGGGTTGCAGAAGGAGGTTGAGCCGTCCGCGCATCGTCTGACCGGTATTCGTCGCGGCGGGCACTTCGAGGCCATTTCGAGCGAGTACCGCGGGCTGGAGGGCAAGCGCCCGCACTGCGCCATCATCGACGAGGTGCATGAGCACCCGAACGCGCAAGTCGTGACGAAGATGCGGCGCGGCACGAAGCGGAACAAGGACGCGCTCATCGTCGAGCTGACGAACTCCGGGTATGACCGGACGTCCATCTGCTACCAGCACCACGAGTACAGCCAGCGCGTGCTGGAGGAGGTGACGCACAACGAGAACTGGTTCTGCTACGTCTGCGGGCTCGACGAGACGGACGACTGGACCGACCGCGCGTGCTGGCCGAAGGCGAACCCGAACATCGGCATCACGATCGACTGGTCGTACTTGCAGGAGGCGGTGGATGAGGCGAAGGGGATGCCGGCCGCAGAGGGCGACGTGCGGCGGCTGAACTTCTGCGAGTGGGTCGAGAAGCAATCGACGTTCATCCCCGCGGCGGTGTGGCAGGCGGGTGCGCGCGTCCAGGCACCGGACTTCGGCGGGGTCGCCCCGATGGGCGGGCTCGACCTCGGGATGACCGACGACATGAGCGCGTTCGCGCTGGTGTGGCGGCTCGACGCGGAGAGCTACTACGGGCGTGTGTGGTACTGGGTGCCGCGTGCGGCCATCGACAAGCACGCCGGGCGCCCGTGGTCGGTGTGGCAGCAGGCCGGTGCGGTCACGATTACGGACGGCAACGTCACGGACTTCGGGCTGATTCGGGCGCAGGTCTCGGCCATCTGCCGGCAGCACGGCTGCGAGACGGTGGCATTCGATAAGCGGTTCGCCGCGCAGATGGCGCAGGAGCTTCAGGGCGAGGGCATGACCCTCATCGACCAGCAGCAGGGCTACGGGCTGAACGAGCCCACGCGGGCACTGGAGGCGCTACTGCGGGCGGGGTCATTCCTGCACGCGGGCGACCCGGTGACGACGTGGCAGGCCAGCAACATCGTCGTGACGCGCGGGGCGCGGGGCGAGATTCGGCCGGACAAAGAGAAGAGCGGCGACAAGATTGACGGCATCGTGGCCCTCATCATGGCGCTGCAACGGGCGATGCTCGCAATCGAGGAGCCGCCGAGTGTGTACGAGACGCGGGGCGTGCTGTCGCTCCGCCCGATGGAGGCGTGAGCATGGAGCATTTCTACCAGGGCATCCCGGGCTGGTTCGACTTCCACGACACCTACCGCCGCTGGGTGGCGGAAGTCCCTGACGGCGGCACCATCGTGGAGGTCGGGACGTACATGGGGCGCTCGGCGGCGTTCCTCGCGGTCGAGGCCATCAACAGCGGGAAGCGGCTGGAGCTGTGCTGCGTCGATACGTGGGAGGGCTCGCCGGAGATGCAGCACATCCTGGTGGTGAAGGAAGGGCGGATGTACGAGCAGTGCGTGGCGAACCTCGCGCCTGTGGAGGGCGCCTTGACGCTACTCCGTGGATCGTCTGTGGACAAGGCCACGCTGTTCGAGGACGCCTCCGTGGACCGCGTGTGGCTCGACGGAGACCACACGACGGCGGGCCTGCTGGCCGACTTCGAGGCGTGGTGGCCGAAGGTGAAGCCCGGCGGCGAGTTGGGCGGCCACGACTTCGGGTGGTTCGGCGTGACACCGGCCGTGGAGCGGTTCGCGCAGCGGCACGGGCTGGTCATCGAAGTGATGGCCCCGTGCCCGGAGGCCGGGACGGTCAACGTGGGGCACTCGTTCCTGCTGCGGAAGCCGGCGAAGGAGTGGCGTGCGGAGACTCCGGCGGGCGAGCGGTCGGTGCTCGTCTGCCCGGTGAGCAATCACCCGTTCGTGCCGCGTCAGACGGTGGCGAGCCTCGGGGCCGTGATGCTGCACGCGCGGGAGCAGGCCGCGTCGGTCGGCTTCCGGTGCGACTTCCATTGGGAGGCCGAGGCGTTCACGCTCGACACGCTGCGTGACCGGGCCGTCTACCGTGCGCTGAGCGACGGCTTCAGCCACATCCTGTTTCTCGACGCGGACAACGTGTGGCCGCACGACCTCCTGAAGCGCCTGCTGCCGTTGCACGGCCTCGGGGTGGTCGGCGGGCTGTACCACGGGAAGAACCCGCCGTATGAGGCGGTGGCGCTCGTCAAGGCCCACGACGACCCGAACCCGAACATGTACCGCAAGCTCCCGCACATCCACGAGGAAACGGAGCCGCAAGAGGTGGACGCGCTCGGGATGGGCTGCACGCTGATTCCGCTGGCGCTGTGTCGCGCGATGGGGCGCCCGTGGTTCAAGTTCCAGGCCGACGAGTACGGCTGGATGAAGGTCACCGAAGACATCTGGTTTTGCCAGCGGGCGAAGGCGCACGGGGCGCGGCTGTGGGTGGACCCGACGCTGAATGTGGGGCACGTCTCGCATTCGGTGGTCGGGGTGAACTCGTACCTGCCGCATGTGGCGATGGTGGAGAAGGCGCACCGGGCGAAGGCGCGGGAGCGCGCGAAGGAGCAGGCGAAGTGACCGACGACGACTTCCAGCGGTACGTCACCCTCGAACGGGCCTCGCGCGTGACCGGGACGCCCATCGGCACGCTGCGCGAATGGCTCCGCAAGGGGGCGCTCAAGCGGCACACGAACGCGGGCGGCTTCCTCGTGCTCGTGGACCTGCACGAACTCCGGCCGCGCCCGAAGGTGGAGGCGTCGGCCGATGGCGCGGTGCGGTGACGTGCCGAACTCTACCGAAGTGCGCGAGGGCCTGACAGGAGGCTCTACCCATGCGCCCGCCTAACCTGCATCGTGACCGTGGCGGCATCGTCGCGGACCTGTTCCAGATCGTAGGCTTCGGCCTCGCCATGACTGGACTTGGGATGCTAAGCATCCCGATCGCACTGATGGTCGCCGGGGTTGCGCTGTTCTATTTCGGAGGATTGGCCTACCGGAAGTAGGAGCAGTCGCAGCCGCAAGGCGCGGTGACTCCATTCGCGGCGCTCTTCGAGCGCAAGTCGTGGCTCGGCCCGCTCGGGTCGAGGGTGGCCGACCTCATTCGTGAGGCCGGCCCTGCCGTCCCGTCGAATGCGCTTCGCATCGCCGCGGCCTACTCCTGCGTCCGGGTCATCAGCGAGACGGTCGCGTCGCTCCCGGTGTTCGTCTACCGGCGCACCGCGCAGGGCAAGGAACGCGCGACCGACCACCCGCTGTACCCGCTGCTGCACCTCGCCCCGACGCCCACGCAAACGTCGTTCGGCTGGAAGGAAACGAAGCAGGTTCACCTCTGCCTGCGTGGCAACGGCTACGCCTGGATTCGCCGCAACCGCAGCGACCGCAGTATCCGCTCGCTCGACACGCTGTATCCCGACCTCGTGGAGGTCAAGGTGCTCAAGACGGGCGAGGTTCGGTATCTCGTGCAGCACGAGCCTGGCGCCGCGCGTCAGGAGCACCCAGCCGCCGACATCCTGCACCTCAAGGGCTTGAGCACAGACGGCGTGATGGGCCGCTCCCCGGTGCAGGACGCCCGCTACGCCTTCGAGGTGGCCGACGCGACCGCGCAGACGGCAGCGAACCTCTACGCCCGCGGCTTCCGCAACGGCCTCGTGGTGAGCCACCCGAAGACGCTGAGCGGCCCCGCGCAGCAGAACCTCCGTGAGTCGTTCGCCAAGCACTACGGGCCGAACGGGCTGGAGTACCCGATTGTCCTCGAAGAGGACACCAAGGTCACGCCGATCACGATGACGCCGGACGATGCCGAGTTCTTGGACACGCGGAAGTTCTCGCGCTCCGAGATTGCCGGCCTGTTCCGCGTGCCGTTGCACCTGATTGGCGACCTCGAACGCTCGACCAACAACAACATCGAGCATCAGTCCCTCGAATTCGCGATCCACTGCATCCGGCCGTGGCTGGTCCGGTGGGAGCAGGCGCTGACGGTCGCGCTGCTGAACGAGGACGAGCGCGGGCAGTTCTTCATCGAGTTCGAGATGGACGCGCTGCTGCGGGGTGACAGCGAGAGCCGCGCGAAGCACCACACGGCGATGTTCCTGCTCGGCGCCCGCACGACCAACGAGATCCGGGCGCTGGAGAACATGAACGCCATTGAGGGCGGCGACGTGCGCTACGTGCCCGGCAACCTGATGAAGCTCGGATCGACGGGCGTGGCCGCGGGCACCGAGCCTGCCGGCGGAGGCGTGGCGGCATGAGCGAGCGAATGCTGGTCGTCGGCCTCGAAGTCAAGGCGCTCGACGCCGCGGCCGAGGGCACCTTCGAGGGCTACGGCAGCGTGTTCCACGTCAAGGACAGCTACGGCGACGTGGTGATGCCGGGCGCCTTCACGCGGACGCTGTCCGCGGCGCAGAGCAAGGGCCGCATGCCCGCGATGCTGTGGCAGCACGACTACACGCAGCCGATCGGCGTGTGGGAAGCGATGGGCGAGGACACGACGGGTCTCCAGGTGCGGGGCCGCATTGCGACCGCGACGCGGGCCGGCCGTGACGCCTACGAGCTGATGAAGATGGGCGCCCTCGATGGGCTGTCCATCGGCTACCGGACGAAGAAGAGCCTGTGGGATGAGGCGAGCAAGACGCGCCAGCTTGTGGATCTGGACCTCCACGAGGTGTCGCCGGTCGTGTTCCCTGCCAACGAGGCCAGCCGCGTGAGCGCCGTCAAGTCGGACGGCAGCGTGAATGTGCGTGAAATCGAGGCCGCCCTACGTGACGTGGGTTTGTCTCTCAAGCAGGCCAAGGCGTTCATCGCCGAGGGCTATCGGGCGCTCCGTGACGTGGCCCCCGATGAGGATGACGAACTGATGGCGCTGGCGATGATCCGCCGGGCCGCCAAGGAGCTGAGAGCATGAGCGAGATCAAGACCGCACTGGACGACCTCCAGCGTGCCAACGAGGAGTTCAAGGCGACGATGACCCGTCGTCTGGACGACCTTGCCAAGCGCGGTGAGGTTCACCCCGAGACCGAGCAGAAGCTGAACCGGATCGCCGACGCGATGGACGCGGCGAAGGCCAAGGCCGACGCGCTCGACGCCGAGCAGAAGAAGACCATCAAGCTGCTCGACGACGCGCACGCGCAGATCGAGAAGCTGAACGCCAGCGGCGGCGCGAAGGGCGACGGGCTGAGCCCCGAGCAGCGTGAGCAGAAGGCTGCGTTCCTGCACTTCGTCCGCAAGGGCGAGCAGGCGCTGACCTCCGACGAGGTGAAGGCCATGTCGGTCGGGTCGGACCCGGACGGCGGCTACCTCGTGACCCCGGACATGTCCGGCCGCATCGTCACGAAGATCTTCGACACGTCGGCCATCCGGCAGATCGCCTCGGTGCAGACCATCAGCACGGACGCGCTCGAAGGGCTGATCGACACCGACGAGGCTGGCGCGGGCTGGGTCTCGGAGACGGGCACGCGCTCGGCCACCGACTCGCCGCAGCTTGGCAAGTGGCGCATCCCGGTCCACGAGCTGT